ATTCTATGTTGGCACCACGAAAGACATGGCGCGAGAGTTTATTGATGCCTGTGCTATGTGGGCAAAATGCTATGACCTAGCCGCATCTGATATTGGTGAAGAGGTTCTGGCTGATGAAGACAAAGACATTCTGGTCTATGTCATCAACTTCGCCAGTGGCTTCAAAATTAAAGCGCTGTCATCAAACCCGTCAAACCTGCGTGGTATGCAAGGTAACGTCATCATCGATGAGGGCGCATTCCAGAAAGACTTAGCTGCCGTGTTGAAGGCCGCATTAGCACTGACCATGTGGGGTTCTAATGTCCGCATTATCAGCACCCATAACGGTATTGAAAACCTGTTTAACACGCTGATCCAAGACAGTCGTGCGGGTAAGAAGCGTTTCTCCATTCACACCATTGATATTGATTTGGCCTGTCGTGAAGGGCTGTATCGTCGTATCTGTCAGGTGACCAAGAAGGTATGGAGCCAGGCGGCTGAGGATGAGTGGAAATCGAATCTGCTCAAAGATACCGCCACCATTGAAGATGCTCAGGAAGAGTATTTTTGCATCCCGAAAAATGGCGGTGGGGCGTATATCAGTCGCGGTATGCGTGAGCGTTCAGCCAGAGGTGGTGGCCCCGTATTACGTTATACCGGCACGCCTGAGTTTAATCAGTGGTCAGAGCCTGTTCGTGAGCGGGCTATGAATGAATGGCTGCTGGAAGTTGTTCTTCCTGAACTGGATAAGTTACCCAAAGACAAACGTCATGCCTTTGGTGAAGACTTCGCGCGTAATGGTGACTTAACGGTCATGGCCCCCATCTTTGTTAATGACGATACCAAACGGGAAGTGCCGTTCACCGTCGAGCTGGCCAACGTGCCGTTTAAGCAACAAGAACAGGTGCTGAAGTTTATTTGTGATCGGTTACCAAATCGTGGGGGTATCAAGTTAGATGCGCGCGGTAACGGCCAATATCTGGCAGAGCAAGCGGCGTATAAATACGGCGAAGCGGTTGAGCAGGTCATGCTGTCAGTCGGGTATTACCGTGAAAACATGCCGCGCTTCCGGGCTTGTTTTGAAGATGACGAACTCATCTTGCCGAAACATGAAGACATCATTACTGACTTAGGTCAGATCCAGATAAAGGCTGGCGTTCCTGGCATTGATGACAGCAGAACGGCGGGCACCGATGGCAATAAACGTCATGGTGACAGTGCGATTGCTATCTTTCTTGCGTTTCTGGCCAGCCGTGAAGAGGTTGCCATTTATGCGCTACACCGAATTAAACATGACAATAACGGACGCCTTAGCCCCGAGCAGGAAGATATGCGCCGTCAAATCCAATGCACTCGCGGCCTGAGAAATGGCGGAGGTTTATTATGAAAATTATCAACCCACGAACGATGGCACCATTTGAGCTGGACACCGCCGTCTTAAAAGAGGACGTAGCCCGGGCGCGCGCGATGAGTGTCAGACGTGCAACAGCCGGTATCAGCATTGCATCAACGTTAACACCACAACGGTTGGCGAGTATTTTACGCAATGTGGCAGAAGGTAATGACCCTGAGTCGTACATGATTTTGGCGGAGGAGATGGAAGAGCGTGACTTGCATTATTCCAGCGTTCTCCGTACCCGTAAGCTTGCTGTGGCCAGTATTGAGCCCAGTATTGAATCGGCCAGTGATGACAAAGCCGATTTAGATCTGGCGCAGTTGGTCAGAGATAAGTTGCTGTCGAATCCGGATATCCCGGAGCTGTTCTTTGATTTGCTGGATGGATTGGGGAAAGGGGTTGGCGTCTCGCAAATTCTGTGGGATACCGCGAAAACGCCGTGGGTTCCTCGGGAATATAAGTGGGTTAACCCACGCTGGTTAAGACCAGACCCCGATACGTTGGATGACATCCTGCTCATTTCAGATGAGCACCCGACTGGCGCACCCTTACAGCCCTATAAATATATCGTGCATCGCCCGCGCATGAAGTCAGGCATTGTCTGGCGTAATGGCTTGGCGCGCTTGGTGGCCGTGATGTATATGCTGAAATCGTTCACCGTGCGCGATTGGTGGTCATTCGCTGAAGTGTTTGGTATTCCGATCCGCATTGGTAAGTATGGGAATAATGCATCACCGGAAGATATCAATACGCTGGTTAATGCCATCTCTACGATTGCCAGTGATGCCGGTGCCGTTATTCCTGAGTCGATGAAAATCGAAATGGTGGAATCAGGAAAAGGCAATAACGGTAATACATTGTTTCAGAACATGGCCGAGTGGTGCGATAAGCAGATCTCAAAAGCGGTGTTGGGCCAGACGATGACCACCGAAGACGGGGCCAGTCTCAGCCAGGCTAAAGTGCATAACGAAGTGCGGATGGACATTGCCAAGTGGGATGCCCGCCAGCTGGAAACCGCAATAAACCGTGATCTAATCATCCCTTGGGTCATTGTTAACTTTGGTGTGCAAGAGCGTTACCCGAAGGTCAGCATCAAAGTCTCTGAGCCCGAAGACTTGAAAGCCTTTGTGGATGCGTTGGCCCCCATGGTTGATCGTGGTTTAAAAGTGAAAGCCTCTGATGTCATGGATAAGTTCGGTTTATCTCAGCCCGAAGCGAATGAAGCGGTATTGATGCCGCAGCAGCAAGCGGCACAGCCACAGCCCGTCGCATTAAACCGCCAGCAGGGTTTGGCCATTAATGCCGTCAGACCCGAATTGAAGACAGATGCTGAAATCGCAGATATGACCGATGCGGCCATGACTGATTGGGTTGAGGTCGGTGGCAAAGAGTTCATAAACCCTATCCTGAAACTAGCGGCTGAGTCAGACAGTTATGATGCGTTTATGCAGCGTTTACCTGAGCTTCAAAAATCTCTCAACCCGACAGAGTTTGTCACCAACATGACGGAACTGTGCTGGAAGTCGCGTGCGATGGGAGATGTGATCGATGGCTAAACAGCCTGTAAACATTGTCCCGAAGGAAGCATTAGCCTGGTTAAACTCAAAAGGTTTGAAGCCGGGCTTTGATTATCGTGATGTCTGGCAGGCTGAACACAGTGCCGCATTCACTGTGGCAAAGATGCTGAATCTGGATCTGCTCTCTGATGTTAAGACGCTGGTCAGCACCGCATTAGAAGCAGGCCAGACGTTTGAACAGTTCCGTGATGCCCTGAAACCCCAACTGGTGAATGCCGGTTGGTGGGGCGTTCAGTTAATGGATGATCCGTTAACGGGGGAAACCAAGGCGGTGCAGCTTGGCAGCGAAGAACGTATCAAAACGATTTATCGCACCAATATGCGCACCGCTCGCGCCGCTGGCCAGTGGGACCGCATTGAGCGAACCAAGCGGGTGATGCCTTATCTCATGTATCAGTTAGGGCCTGCTCGTGAACACCGGGCAATTCATATGAGTTGGAACGGGATCTGTTTACCGGTTGATGATGATTTCTGGAAAACCCATTTCACGCCGAACGGCTGGGGTTGTCATTGCTGGATACGTCAGGTCAGTAATGTGGAATACACCCAACTGGTTGATGCTGGTTCTGTCACCACGACAGCCCCCGAAATCAAATATAAAAAATGGGTGAATAAGCGGACGGGGGAAGAGCAAGATGTGCCGGTTGGTATTGATCCGGGATGGGACTATAACCCTGGTAAATATCGCCAGCAGAACTTAGATCTGCAATTAGCCAAAAAACAGGCGCAGTTCGACAAGTTATAACAAAATCAGATGGCGCAATATAAAGCCCTTAAAGCGATTCCGCCGGTAAAATGCTGGCGGATGTACCACTTTTATCGGTTTGCGTTCATACAATGATTTTTAAACGCCATTAAACAGCACTCGGTGCGACTCGTTCAGTCTGTTTTCTTGTTTGGTTGCGAAATTATCGGAAAGAACGTTTAATACGCTCTGATATCCGGTCATCAAAACCAACCTGACATCCCCCTCGTTAAACAATAAAACCTGTTACTCCGCTATCAAATTCCGGCACCGCAGAATGAACGTAAGTTTTCATTCCGGATGTCAGCATGACTCGCAAAGATATCAACCTCGCACTCTGTTTTGAATTGCCGTCGCTTGACCAGCAAGCTCAAGACTATGTTGCGCCTGAATGGTTGCCGATGATCCCCGCTGGGGCATTTTCGGGCCGTGATGGTCGTTCATGGGTTAATGCTGATCCCGCTGCAATCATTGCCCGTTCTCAATTACCCATTCCATTTGATGTTGAACACTCCACTGAACTGCTCGGCCCACAAGGTCTGGCTGCGCCTGCTCGTGGTTGGATTGTTGAACTGGCTGACCGTTCCGGTGAGGTGTATGCCCGCGTGGAATGGAACGAAGAAGGCTTGGAAATTCTGGCCAAGAAAGAATACCGCTTTTATTCACCGGCATTTTCCTTTGACCGCTCAGGCAATGTCATGGCAATGGCCAGCGCCGGTCTCACCAACAAACCAAATCTTTATACCCCTGCTCTGAACTCGGAGGAATCCACCGTGCCGTTACCTGAAAAAATTGCCCAGGCACTGGGCCTGCAATCGACTGCATCCGACGATGATGCGGTGTCTGCCATTTCTGCACTGAAAACTGCAGAGCAAGTGGCGCTGAATCGCTCGCAATCACCTGATCCAACCAAATTTATTCCTATCGAAACGCACACGCTGGCATTGAATCGCGCCGAGTCAGCAGAAGGGAAGTTGGCCGAAAAGGAAAATACCGAAGTTGAATCATTGGTAGACAAAGCTGTTGCTGATGGCAAGGTCGCACCCGCCAACAAAGGTATGTACCTCGCCTTGTGTCGCACCCAAGAAGGCCGCGATCAATTCAAAGCATTCGTTTCTTCCGCACCAAAGATTGTGACTGCCGAAGAAACCAACCATCAGAAG